TTCCAGGCAGAGCACAACATCCTGATGCACCCCTTCCATATGCTTGGAGTTGCTGGTGTGTTCGGTGGTGCTCTCGCATCATCCATGCATGGTTCACTTGTAACCTCATCTTTGGTTCGTGAAACAACCGAAACTGAAAGTTTAAATTATGGATACAAGTTTGGACAAGAGGAGGAAACATATAACATCGTTGCTGCTCACGGTTATTTTGGACGCCTTATTTTCCAATATGCTTCGTTCAACAACTCCCGTTCGCTGCACTTCTTCCTCGCTGCTTGGCCAGTTGTAGGTATCTGGTTCGCCGCTCTTGGTGTTTCTACGATGGCTTTTAACCTCAACGGTTTCAATTTCAACCAGTCGCTGCTTGATAATAGGAATCATGTAATTAAAACTTGGGCAGACATTTTAAATTCCGCAAATTTGGGATTTGAGGTAATGCACGAGCGTTTTGTGTCCGCATGGCGCTCGTTAAATCGGATGAATTGCTGGAACTCTCTTGTAGACAATCAGCAGCCAAGCCTTGCAAGCGTGTAAGGAAGGTTCAGAGACTAGGCGGTGGATGACGCTTCATCCGTAATACGCCATTAGCGTCCGACACCAGAAATGGTGATGATATAGTCCTTGCCCCTGGCGACAGTGGGATTTCAAGAATGCACACAACTTTCCTTTGGATCTAGCATCAGTTGAAGCAACGCCAGTTGCCTTGACTGCTCCAACCATCGGTTGATATAAAACCTAAAATAAATAAGGGAGTTCTCTGAACTCCTTTTTTATGTTCTTCATCCTCATAAGTTTCATAACATTTGGCATATTCCTTTTCATAATGTCTCTCATACAAGATATATAAAATAAACGCTTAATCATGACTTACGATACAGTCTTTATTTCTGATGTGCATTTGGGAACCAACCGATGTAATACTCAAAAGTTCTTAAAGTTTATTAAAAACCTAAAAACAAAAAAATTAGTATTGGTCGGAGACATTATTGACATTGCCTGCTTGGAAACTTATCATACACATTGGAAGAAAGAACATACCGAGTGTGTTCATCAGATTCTAAACCTAGCAAAGAAAGGCACAGAAATCGTTTATGTTTTAGGAAATCACGAAGGGCAGATTCGTCGTTACTGTGATTTTGAACATAAGAACTTTAGAATGGTGGATGAATACACGCATAAAGATTCAAAAGGTAATAAGTTTCTTTGTGTACACGGTGATAAGTATTCGGAGTATTCTTCTGGGTCTTGGAAACAGTTGGTATTCAATAAAGGATATGAATTCATCACACCATTGAGTTTGTTTCTAGAAAGATTCTTTCGTTTCTCATTGGTATATGCTCTGAAGAATACCATTCGTGGAAAGAGATACATCAATCAATATGAGACTGACATTGCATCATATTGTGTGCAAAGAGATAAAAAATATGATGGTGTGATTTGTGGGCACATTCATCACGCAAATATTCGCCACTTTAACAAACTTCTTTATATGTGCTGTGGAGATTGGTGTGATACCTGCTCTGCAATTGTGGAGAAAAATGGAATTTATGCTCTTGAAAAATATAAATGATCACTTCTGAAACACCCTATAAACTCGCAGAAATTATTCGTGATACTTGGCCAGGTCTTTACAGAAACCCAGAATCATCTTATAATAAAGAAAAGAAACTAAATGATGAACGAATACTGGATAGTAACTGAAAATAAAACTGGAAGGATTATTGCTCACTGCGGCAACATTAATGATGCAATAATGATGGTTGCGTTTGAACCAGATAAAAGATCTTACAGTCGTCAAAGATTTATTCTGGATCAGGTGATTGATATTTCTTCAACTGCCGATAAACAATTACCAGGTCAGGTCGGTCTTCCTGCTGCAAAAGAAGAATTACCTTTTATAGAATTGCAGCAGCAAATATGGTTACCAGAAGGAAAACAAAAACCAATAAAAGTATGAATTTAGAGACAACACTTTCTGAGCAGTTTGAGTATATTTTTATTACATTAATTGAATTGATTGTGGTAATTATAACTCAAAATAAATAAAAGAAAAGAAGCAGGTCTTTATGGTTCCTCTCCATTCGCCTTCGGATTATTTGTTTCATTTACATGCAACAAATTCTGGAGATGCAAAACGAATGTGGAGGCAACATATAAAAGAACAATGGAATCATCAATGTGCCTATTGTGGATCGGAAGAAAATCTCACAATCGATCACGTGATTCCACAATCAAAAGGTGGAGCAGACTTCACAAAAAATGTAGTTTGTTGCTGTCAAAACTGTAACCAATCAAAGGGGCACGAGCACTGGAAGTTGTGGTATGTTCAGCAAGACTTTTATAGTGAGGAGCAATTCAATAAAATAGAAGAGTGGATGAAACCAGATCCACCGACTAATTTATTTGCTTATCGTCCAAGACGAAATAATGCCTCTTGAGGTTTTATAAATAAATGAAATGGCAGTATATACTGTCTTTAGGTAAATACCGAATGCAATAAATGGCAACTCCGATTCGGATAAAAAGGTCTGCCGTTCCTGGTAAAAGACCTACAGCAGATCAACTATTAAGTGCAGAACTAGCTTACAACACTTATGATGGTGAGCTGACTGCGAAAAGAGAACGTCCTGGAATCGGCACAGACATTGTTCGTATCGGTGCAGGCGCAACAGTTACAAATGTTATCTATGTCACAAAAGACGGAAACGACTCCAACACAGGAAGAAAACTTGGAGATGCCAAAGCAACAATCGCAGGAGCAGTCGCAATCTCCTCAACAGGCACCGTTATTAGAGTTAGTGCTGGATCTTATGTAGAGAATAACCCTATTGCACTACCAGACCAAGTAAGTATTGTTGGTGATAGTTTAAGAGAGGTTTCAGTTACTCCACAGAATCAAGGAGACCTCTTTTATGTTGGGAATGGAAACTATATTGCTGAAATGGCATTTGTAGGATCAGCAAACACAGGTGCTATTTTTGCTTTCAATCCTAACAAACCAGTCTTTAATAATCAGTCACCTTATATTCAAAACTGCACCAACTTTATTCCAAACAGTATTGGAATGAAAGTTGATGGTCGATATTCGATTGGACCAACCAAGTCAATGGTTCTTGACTCTTATACTCAATACAATCAAGGTGGTATAGGAGTTTCGATTACCAATGAAGGTTATGCTCAGTTGGTTTCACTCTTTACAATCTGCCCAGACACGGCAGTCTTTTGTGGGTCTGGTGGTGCTTGTGATCTTACAAACTCCAATGCATCATTTGGTAATTATGGTCTTGTTGCTGATGGTGTGGGTCCAAGAAAATATACAGGTATTGTAACAGTTGCCGCAGATGCAAACAGTGATACTTTTGTTTTAGATTTAAATGTACCAACTTTTAACGTTTCAAATGCTGTTTATGATAATGTAAGTGGTGTTACGACAATTACTACTTCTGCAAATCATAATTTTCAAGTTGGAATGGGAGTCACGATTGCTGGACTTGGTTTTACTTGCCCATCGGGTCCAGGAATTGTAACATATCCAAGTGGCAATTATGGATATGTTTTTGAAGTCCAATCAATCCCTGCAGTAAATCAATTGGTAGTCAATGTTGGTCCTTCAACATTACCTCATACTTATGTTTCTGGGGGAACAGCAAAGATTAATGTTGTAAGACCCTTTGATGGTCAGGTTGTTTACTTTGATGACTTATATTATACTGTAAATAGAATTAGGGTGAGTGCTGGTGGAACTGGATATAATTCAAGTCCAGTTGTTACTATTTCAGCACCATCGGAATCTTGGGGAATTCAGGCAACGGCACTGGCAGAAGTGACTAATGGAAGTGTGACTGCAATTGAAATTGTTTCAAGTGGGAGAGGTTATACGACTGCACCAACAATTACAATTGCTGGTCCTGATGTGGGAATAAATACAGCAACAGGAACTTTGGAATTACTTCCTACTTATTATACCATTGTAAGTTCAACTCCAATTTCTTCTGGTGTTTCTACAATTACTATAAATGATAATGTGCCTTATGTGGTTGGTGTTGGATCGACAGTTCCATTTTTTAAACAAAGTAGAGTATTAGCATCGGGACATTCTTTTGAATACATTGGTTCTGGTACAAATATCAATGCTGCTCTACCTGCTCAAGGTGGTGTTCCAATTCAAGACAATGAAGTTGATATGAGAAATGGTGGACTTGTTGTTTTCACAAGTACGGACCAATCAGGAAACTTTAGAATTGGTGATGGCGTAGTTGTGAATCAAACAACAGGGACAATTTCTGGAGCATCTTATTCAAGAAGTTTATTTTCATCAGTGACACCATTCATTCTAGCACTAGGAGGAGAATAAGAGAATGGCATTAGCACTTAATGTTTTTAAAACGGTTACTAAAATAGCAACAACAAATGCGGTCGGAATTTACACGGCACCAGTTGGTTACACTGGAGTGGTTCTTCTGGCCCAGGCAGCAAATATTGGTAGTGGAACTTAAACAGTTTCTTTTTCTCATCAAAGATCCACAACCGGAATTGCAGTGACTACTGAAATAATAAAGAATTTTCCAATTTCTGCAAGTGATACTGCAAATCTTCTTGCAGGAAAATTGGTTCTTGAATCTGGTGATGTTCTTGTTTTGTCCGCAAGTAGTGGAACCGATGTTAAATTTTTAGGAAGCATTCTGGAGACACTTAACTAAAATGGCAAAATACACCAGTGGTAGACAGAAAAATTTAAAGGTTGGTATTGTATCTTATAGTGAAAATCTAACTTCACTTGAAGTTGTTGGAAATGTAGGTATTGCAACAACAAATGCCACATCAAAATTATATGTAGTTGGTGATGGATATTTTACTGGTGTTGTAACTTCTTCTAATTTTTATGTTGGTGGGGATTTAATTGGTTCCGGTTCTTCATTTTCATCTCTTTATGTTTCTGGAATTACTACTCTTGCGGCAACAAGTGGTATTGTTACAACTGGTGGAGATTTATATGTAGGCGGAGATTTATATGTTGCTGATGATTTAAGATTTGATGAATTCACTGCTCGTAATGCAAATATAACTGGGATTGCTACAGTAGCAACTTTAGGTGTAACGGGTCTCACCACAACTCAAAATTTACAGGTCACAGGCGTTTCTACATTAGGTGTTACAACCACCACGAATTTAACATCACAGCAACTGAATGTATCTGGATTATCAACCTTTGCTGGAATTACTACATCAACTTCAACAATTTTTGCCAACCAGTTAAGTGTTGCTGGTGTATCAACCTTTGCTGGAATTACTACTAATACATCAACAATTTTTGCCAACCAGTTAAGTGTTGCTGGTGTATCAACTTTTGCTGGTATTACTACTGTCACTGGAACTACGTTATTCACAAGACAACTAAGTGTTTCTGGTGTATCAACATTTAATGGAATCACAACTCATACAGCACCAATCTTTGGAACGAATTTAAGTTTGAGTGGTGTTGGCACAATTCCAACTCTTGTATCAACCTCTGCAACATTTGCACAAATACAAGTTGCAGGTGTTAGCACTCTTGGAATTGCAACTGCTACTAATTTAACTTCACAGCAACTACGAGTATCGGGGATATCCACTTTAGGTATTACATCTGCTACAAACTTAACTGCTCAAAGTGTTAATTCTTCAGGTATTGTAACTGGTTATTCCTTCCGTCCAAGCAGTGGTTACTATCAGTCGCCAAATGGAACGAATGCGTTTTATGTTTATGACGGAACTGGAAATGTAGCATTCCAAGGAACCATTGGTGCCAGTCAGGTTAATAATGCCTCTGGATTTAAGGTTATAGGATTTGCGGGAACTAATATTACTTTTGAAAATGATGCTAGAGTTGGTAATAATCTTTATGTTTCTGGAGTTTCTACTTTAGGAATCACTACTGTTACTGATTTAACGGCACAGCAATTAAGTGTTTCTGGAGTTTCTACTTTAGGAATCACTACTGTTACTGATTTAACAGCACAGCAATTAAGTGTTTCTGGAATCTCTACATTCTCTGGTATCACTACATCAACTTCAACACTCTTTGCTAATCAGTTAAGTGTTGCTGGTGTTTCTACATTTGCCGGAATCACCACAGTAACAGGAACGACTTTATTTGCTAAGCAAGTTAATGTTTCTGGTGTCGTCACTGCAACAACATTTATAGGGGCATTAACAGGCACTGCAACCACAGCAACAAAACTTGCAACAGCAAGAACATTCCAAATCACTGGTGATGTTGTTGCTTCTGCTATTTCTTTTGACGGCACTGGAAATGTATCATTAGCAGCAACCATTCAACCAAATAGTGTTGCTCTTGGAACTGATACAACTGGTGATTATGTAACAAACATTACCGGAACTTCAAATCAAATTACAGTTACTGGTGGAACTGGAGAAGGTTCAACACCAACATTAAGTCTTCCAAATAATTTAGTTATCCCTCAAGATGCGACGGTTACAAGAGACCTTCAAGTCAATCGTAACTTAAATGTAACTGGTAATATTACAATTGGTGGAACAACTGCATTTATTAATGTTCAAGAATTAGTTGTTACTGATCCAGATATTATTCTGGGATATAGAACAGATGCATTTGGTAATGATGTCTCCAATGACAATACTGCTAATCACTGTGGTATAGGACTCGCTTCAACAGAAGGTAGTCCATTAGTTCAATTATTCATTGCTGGTATTGAAACTGCACCTGCCACATATAAGAAAATTATGTGGTTCAAGGAAGGTACTTTCTCTGGACTTGGAACTGATGCTTGGTTGAGTAATTATGCTATTGGTATTGGAAGTACTCAATTCCCAACAGGAACAAGACTTGCTGCAGGTTCGGTTCAATTTACAGAAAGAGACTTAGCAGTTGTTAGAAACATTAATGCAAGTGGTGTTGGTACAATTCCAACTTTAAGTGGCACTACAGCAACTTATGGTACTGGTAATTTTACGACTGGAAATATTGTAACTGGTGTTGTTACTACTTTATCAGGTACTACAGCAACTTATGGTACTGGTAACTTTACGACTGGTAACATAGTCACTGGTGTTGTTACTACTTTATCAGGTACTACAGCAACTTATGGTACTGGTAACTTTACGACTGGTAACATAGTCACTGGTGTTGTTACTACTTTATCAGGTACTACAGCAACTTATGGTACTGGTAATTTTACGACTGGAAATATTGTAACTGGTGTTGTAACAACCTTAACAAGTACTAATGCCACTTTAACGAATATTAATTCAACTGGTATCAGCACTCTTGGAGTTACCAGTGCCACTAACTTAACAGCACAACAACTTAATATATCTGGTGTTTCTACATTCCAATCAAGCAACTTAAAAATAAGAAACCCAGCAAATACTTTTGAGTATTCTATTGCTGGTGATGCAATTACTGCAAATAGAATTCTTACATTACCAGTCGTCACATCAAATACTGGTATTGCAGTAACTGGTTTAAGTCAAACATTTACTGGAACTCAAACATTTACTAATATTACCGCAACTGCCTCAGTCGATTTTACTACAATTGGTAGTAATATCAATATAGGAACTATACAAACAACTCCAACATTAATACTTGGAGGTACAGCACAAACTGGCACTATGACTTTAGGCCGTTCTACGGCAACTCAACAAACTGATATTCAAGCAGGTGCATCGGGTGTAGGGACAACCAAGACAATCAACTTTGGTACTGGTGGTCTTTCTGGTTCCTTTACTCAAATCAATATTGGACCAACTGCTGGTGTTGGTACTGTTGTTATTAACTCTGGAACTAATCTTGGTATAGGAACCACAAATCCAACATCTAAACTTCACGTTATTGGTGATGTAAATGTATCTGGATTAGCAACTTTAACAAATCTTTATGTTGCTGGTATAAGCACTCTTGGAGTCACCAGTACCACAAATCTAACATCACAAACTTTAAATGTAACTGGTATAAGCACTCTTGGAGTCACCAGTACCACAAATCTAACATCACAAACTTTAAATGTAACTGGTATAAGCACTTTAGGTGTTACATCAACAACTAATCTAACATCACAAACTTTAAATGTAACTGGTATAAGCACTCTTGGAGTCACTAGTGCTACTAACTTAACGGCACAGCAACTGAATGTTTCTGGTATTTCTACTTTAGGAATCACATCAGTTACAAACTTAACAGCACAGCAACTTAATGTTTCTGGATTATCAACTTTTGCTGGTATAACAACTCATACTGCATCTTTATTTGGAACTCAAGCAAGTTTTAGTGGTGTAGTTACCGCATTAAGTTTTAGTGGTAATGCTTCAAGTGCATCTTATGCTACTACTGCTGGAGTTTCTACATCAGTCATAGGTGGTATTGCGTCAGTAACACAACTTTATGTATCTTCAGGTGTTTCTACTTTAGGAATCACATCAGTTACAAACTTAACAGCACAGCAACTTAATGTTTCTGGATTATCAACGTTCTCTGGAATCACTACATATACTGCATCACTTTTTGGAACTCAAGCAAGTTTTAGTGGTGTTGTTACAGCATTAAGTTTCTCTGGTAATGCTTCAAGTTCATCTTATGCTACAACTGCTGGAGTTTCT